AGGATCATTTTAGGTTCTTTTGGTATCGCTTCTATTGACAAATGGATGAATAAAAAAGATAAACACGAAGAAGATAAAGATAACGTAGAAAACTAATTAAAATTATGACAACACCTAAAAAAACAGATATTAAAGTTCCTTCAGCAATACCAATATCTTTTGAGCAGTTTAGTAAAGATCCTGTAAAAGGTTTACTATTTATTGTGATTATTGCAATTGGTTATTTATACGCCGATGGTAAGTTCAACTATACAAATCAAATTGAAAAACACGAAAATAAAATAGAAGTATTAGAAACTAAAGTTGATAATTTATCAACACAACTTAAGCGTAGTGATAGTGCGTTTGCAGTTGCAATAACTAAACTAGAGATATTAACAAATTTAGGAAAGATAAAATAATATGAAATTACTAGTATTTTTTAGTATTATGATGATTGGTTGTACAAATAATCCCATTAAATCAGAAAAAGATATTATGGATTCTGATTCATCATTATCAATCATTATTGAAAGAAGTTCTAAACGATTACAAGAATCGGGAATGGTTGTTCATATTGCAGATGAAAAACAAAAAAAGGAAGTAAAAAATATCGTTACTTCAATAAATGTATTAAAAGAAACTAACAGTAATTTAAAAAATGAATTAGTTGGAACTAAACAAAAATTAAATGAAACACAGAATGAACTTACTCAAACTAAAAAAGAACTTAATAATATTATTAAACCTGATAATGTTACCAAGTTTGACTTACTCGCAGTACCCGAAACAGACAATCATTAATGGTGATTCGGTTGTAATTATGACCACCAAACAAGCAGTTAAAATGAACCAAGTTTTTATCGGTAAAAATAATATCATAGAAATAAAATCCGATAGTATAAAATTACTTTCAAACTCTGTTGATAGTTTAATACATTTACCAAAACAAATTCAATTTGTTAAAGTAGAACGAACAATAAGTGCAAGTGATTTGATTGGGGTTATCGTGTTTTTAATATATGGTTCGTTTGCAGTTTTTATTTTTAAATAGTATAATAAAAGAAACAACAAAATAAAACTAATTAAAAATTATGAATTATACAAAAGAACAAATCGAAAGTGCCGTTAAAGGTAAAGGATATGTTTGGTTTGAAGGTGAAAAAGACTTCGACTTAAACATTGTAGGAGTTAGAAACTCTGTAACAGGTAACAAAGTAACTAACGTATTTGATGATACAATGACTGTATCTTACAAAGAAGGTGGTGCATGGAAATTCCATCAGTGGTCTTGTACTACTGATCCAGGAACTAAAGGTGTTAAAGAATTTCATAATGTAGCAGGTGTTGCTCGTTTAGTTGAAGGTCAATATAGAGGTTCACATACTTTAGGTTTACACCAAGGAAAATACGAAGCTTTAAAACAACAAAAACCAGTTAAGGTATATCGTGATGCTAATAAGGATATGACTTATGATGAGTCTAAAATCCAAGAAGGTATCTTTGGTATTAATATTCATAAAGCAGGTGCAGATTCTACTTACGTAGAAAACTGGTCTGAGGGATGTCAAGTATTTAAAAAGTCTGCTAATTTTGAATCATTTATGGTATTAGCTAGAAAAGCAGCTGCTATTCATGGTAAATCATTTACTTATACTCTTATCGAATCAAGCGATATTAAATAACTAAATTTTAAATATTTTTATATGGAGCCGGCATTAGTCGGTTCTTTGTATATAATTATATTAGACAAATAGGCGCATAACTCCATGATTTTGGATATAAACGCCGTTATAAACAATATAAAACAGTTATATTACATATTTATGTACGTGAATGTAGATAAAATCTTTGGATTATTTGGTAATAAGGAAGAAAATCCTAAACCCAATACTGATGCAAATCAGGATATGTCCTATCTTTTAGAGGATTTTAAAAAACACCCTATGTTCTGGGTAGGAATGTTTAAAAAACTTATTTATAATCATCAAGTATTTAATGATAAAGCAATTAATTCATTTAAAAATATGGATGAAGGACTTGATATAAAAGATATTGAAGCGGCAGGTGAATTTTTAATATATAATAGAGCTTGGTTTTGGATTAAAAAAATAGATATTAGAGAAGAATTACATCAAAATGCTTTAACTCATTATGCAGATAATAAACTATTAACTTATACTAAAATTGTAATTTTATATTTCCAGGAATTAGAGGAATATGAAAAATGTGCGCATCTTAAAAAAATTCAAACTTTTCTTGAAAGTATCTTAATTTAAGCTTGGCATTACCATCTCTTCTTATTATATTATGAATACGGGAGTTGGGAGAAAAAAAGATTAGAATAAGAGAAATAAGAAAAAATATGAAAAATAGAGAAATAATGATGAGACGGTTGGAGCGAGCCGAGGGTAATATTGAAAAATTACATTTTACCCTAAATCGTCAAGGTACAAGAGAACAATTTGAGGAGATTCTTCAAGAAACTAGAGAATTAATTCAAGAAACAAAAGCGTTTGTTCAACAGGAACCCTTAGGTCCCGGAGAAATTAATCAATACTAATAGTTATGCAATTAACAGCGGAACAAATCCAATCTAATTGGGTAGAATTTATTGGATATATCGAAGATCATATTCAATCACCAAGGAAAGAAAAATTAATTGAATTTTATAAAAAATATGAAGACAGGCTTGTTTTGATGCCTGCTGCTCATAAAAAAGAATATCATAATGCTTTTCCGGGAGGGTATATAGATCACGTAAATCGTGTAATTACGGGTGCTTTACATCTTCATAGTTTATGGGGTAAAATGGGAGCAGATTTAACTACTTATACTAAAGAAGAATTAGTATTTTCGGCATTAAATCATGATCTGGGTAAAATGGGGGATGAAGAAAATGATTCTTATATTCCACAAACAGATGAATGGAGACGTAATAAACTTGGTGAAGACTATATGTTTAATACTAAGGTTCCATTTGCTTCGGTTCCTGATCGTGGTTTATTTTTACTCCAATCTCATGGTATCCCCTATTCATTTAATGAAATGATTACCATTCAGACTCATGATGGTTTATATGATGAAGGTAATAAGAAATATTTAATGACTTATATGCCAGAACAAAAACCACGTACATCTCTTCCTTTTATTGTTCATCAAGCCGACTTAATGGCTGCGAGAATTGAATTTGAAAGAGAATGGCTTCCAAAACTCTCAGGAAATAACGTGGATGAGTCAAAGAAGAAATTTACATTGGAGGCAAATAAAAAATATCCAACACCCGCTGCTGCTAAACAAAAAGCCTTAGGTAGCGTAAAAAGTGAAGGATTAAAAAACTTATTAGACAATTTATGATATTAACAATTATTATTCTTTCTATATTGGTCGTGACCTTTGGGTTCACGACCTTTAATCTCCTACGTAAGAACGAAAAACAGGAGGACATTTTATCAGGCTATATGGCTTATTTAAATAAAATTTCAGAAGTCATTGAAGAATCAGAAAAGAAGATGGTGGAAGTAGATGCAAAAGGTAGTTTTAAATCTGATGATGAAGTAGGGTTCTTTTTCACTCAAATCCAAAGTATTCAAACAATCTTAAATGCCTTCATTATTAAAAATATTAAATAATGGAAGAGGTAGTAGTTAAAAGGAAAAAAAAAGGGATACAATACTTTACTCAAGCAACTGAGGATGCTATTGTACTATATAATAATACTCTAGACCCAGAATTAAGGAGTAGAATTTATAATGATAAAATTCATTATGGCTTTTTTAAACTTACCGAGAACATTATTCATACTTTTAAATTTTATTATACTGAGGTAGATAATATTGAAGATTTACAACATGAAGTAATAACATTTTTATTATCTAAAATCCATTTATTCAATCCAGAACGTGGGGCTAAAGCATTTTCATATTTTGGAACTATTGCTAAACGTTATTTAATATTATCTAACCAGAAAAATTATAAAAAACGTATTGATACTACCGGTTTAGAATCAATAGAGGAAGATGAAAAACATTCATATACACTTGAAGATTCTACGTATGATGACCGTCTATCGAAGTTTATAGATTTATACATTGATCATTGCACACAGAATATTTATAAAATTTTTCCTAAGGAATATGACGCTCAAATTGCGGATGCGATTTTAGAATTATTTCGCAAAAGAGAAAATTTAGATATATTTAATAAAAAAGCTCTTTACATTTATATCCGTGAAATTATAGATGTCAAAACACCCAAAATTACTAAAATAGCTAACCAGCTTTACGACATTTTTAAAAAACACTATTTCTTCTATTTAGAACACGGATATACAAATTTTTAGTTTTAATATTTATAATAAACTAATATTGTATATTATGTCACAATTTGAAAATATTATATTTGGTAAGAAAAAATTCTCCGATGTTTTGGAGGAAATTTATAATAACCAAAAGAAAAAAGACCAACAGGTTACTGCTTTAATTTCCGAATTAAAACCTTTAATTTCTGATATTGGAGATGCTACTCTTGTTGTTCCTTTAATTAAGGAATATATGGAAATTGGCGTTAAAAATGATGATATTTTAATTAAAATGGCTGCTTTAGCTCAACGTGCTATGGCAACAGTTTCAGCTGATGGTTCTCTTACTATTTCTGATGAAGAAAAAGAGCAATTATTATCTGCTATGAGTGAATTGAAAGGGGATAAATAATGGGTCAATATGGATTTGCAGCACTAAATCAACAACTTAATGCCAACGCTAATAATGGATTTAACGTTGCAAATGCTATTTCTCAAGCTAATTTAATTAGAGCAGTTAGGGTATTAAGTATTGTTTTAGATGAATTCCATCCAAGATTTAAAGAATTAGGTGAATGGAATGGTTTAGGAATTATTGAATATGAAGAGGTTAATAATCCTTTACCATCTCCATCATTACCTACAGCAAGACCTTTAACAGGTAATTTTAAAAATTTACCTCTTATAAATGAAATTGTTTATTTAATTGGACTCCCAAATACTGAAATTGAAGCTATATCTTCAAACACAGTTGAATATTATATTAATATAGTTTCACTTTGGAATCATCCCCACCATAATGCTTTTCCAACATCTCCTAACGCTTTACCACCAACTCAACAAAAAGATTATATTCAAACAACAGGGGGTAATGTTAGAAGAGTAACAGATCAATCTACCGAAATATTTTTAGGTAATACATTTATTGAACGTTCTAATATTCATCCCTTATTACCTTTTGAAGGTGATATACTTTATGAAGGTAGATGGGGTAATAGTATTAGAGTTGGCTCAACTGTTAAGAATACACCTAATAATTGGTCTACAACTGGTTCAAATGGAGATCCTATTACTATTATTAGAAATGGACAAGGAACTCAAACAGAAGAAGGTTGGGTACCTGTAGTAGAAAATATTAACAATGATGATTCTTCAATATATTTTACAAGTACCCAACAAATCCCATTACAAGCATCAAGTACTTCTTACTTAAGTTATAAAAATAACCCACCTCAAACACCTAACCAATACGCAGGAAAACAAATCATTATTAATTCAGGTCGTTTAGTATTTAATTCAACTTTAGATCATATTTTATTTAGTTCTAAAAAATCAATTAATTTAAATGCCCAAGAAAGTGTTAATATTGATGCTCCAATAGTTACCTTACAATCTGGAAAGGTATATTTAGGTTCTAAAAATGCAACTGAACCTTTATTATTAGGTAATAAAACAATTTCTACATTAAATAATTTAATTACTAATTTAAGTGCATTCTTACAAATTTGCGCTACTGTAGTTTCAACAGCTCCAGGAACACCAATAGTTCCTTTAAATTTAGCGGCAAGTCAATTATCTTCTCAGTTAAAAGCCC